CGCCTGGCCAAGTCTGGCGAAACCAGCGCACCAGCTCGCGCTGCTCCTCATGCTCGGTGGGTATGCGGTCAGCGGTCAAAATGGCACCTCCCATTCCCACTTGGGGCAGGCATCCACCTCTGCAGCAAACTCTGCCGGCGGCTCCATGAAGAACTCCACGCACAGGCCATCTGTGCCGTAATGCTCACAGGTGTGGCAGCACTTGGGTGGGCCAGCCTTGACCCACTCGCGGTAGTCAACCAAGAATTGTGGCTCTGGCGGTCTGGTTTTCATGTCCAACTCCTTTTCATCACTCTAAAAAATTTCCCATCCAGTCGGTACTCGATGGCCTTGGGCGGTTCAGAATTGCTCATCTGCACGCTGATGTAATCCAGGCCGCGCTCGCCTTCCAACTGCGAGACCTGCGACAGATCGGCGCCAGAAGATGAGGCCATCGTCAAAAGGCGCTGCAATGCCATCTGGCCTGCATAACCATCGTGGAGCACCGGCAAGTACTCAGTGATCGGTTTGTCCGACAAACTGCCGTAATAGGTGCAGGCCAGCATCAACTTGCCACTGGCCTTGCTGGTGTGTATGCGCCAGTTCCAGCTCGTGATCTCCAAGTCTTTGCCCTCCAGCCCCATGATGTCGTCATCTCGCAAAGACAGCTTCTTCTTCACCGGCTCAGGGAATACAGCACCGCAGGAAGGACAGATCGCTGCCGAGATGTGCACCAGCTCGCCACACTCGTCGCAAACTTTGACTGGTGCCTCGCCATTGCCGTCTCCTCCTTTCTTGGGCGGCTGCACATTGGTGATCGGGCCATGACTTGCCACCACTCCGGCAAAGTCGAGCACCAAGCAGTGATCGGTGTGGCTCTTGACCCTCATGCCACGGCCTGCCATTTGCACATACAGGCTGGCGCTCATGGTTGGCCGCAACATGGCCACCACATCAATGTCTGGATAGTCGAAGCCTGTCGTCAGCACATTGGCATTGGTCAGCGCACGCAAACGGCCTGCCTTAAAGTCAGCCAGCATGCGTTCGCGCTCCTTTTTTGGTGTCTCGCCAGTCACACATTCGGCAGCCACACCATGCTGGCACAGCACCTCTGCAATGTGCTGGGCATGCTTCACACCAGTACAAAACACCAGCCAGGCCTTGCGATCACCAGCCAGGCTGACGATCTCCTGCACCACCTTCTGGTTCTGATCGTCGGTATCCACCGCGGCCTGCAATTCAGACTCGATGAACTCGCCACCACGCTTGTGCACGCCCGAAGTGTCCAACTTGGCCTTGGTGACCTTGGAGCGCAGCGTGGCCAAATAACCTTTGAACACCAGCTCCTCGATGCTGACCGTTTCCAGCAAATCATCAAACAGCGCAGGCTTGTCGGTGATCAGGCCATGCCCCAAGCGATAAGGCGTGGCGGTCAGGCCAATCACGCGCAGGTGCGGATTAATGGCTTTCAACTCGCCAAGTAACTTGCGGTATCCACCCTCGTCCTTGTGGTTGACCAAGTGGCACTCGTCAATGATCACCAGATCGACATGGCCAAGCGCACTGGCCTTGGTGCGCACCGACTGGATTCCAGCAAAGGTGATCGGCTCGCCCAAGTCCTTGCGGCCAATGCTGGCGCTGTAGATGCCCAGAGGTGCACCAGGCCAATGCTGGCGCATCTTCTCGGCATTCTGCTCGATCAGCTCCTTGACATGGGTGAGCATGAGCACCCGAGTCTCAGGCCAGTTCTGCAAAGCATCCTTGCACAGCGCGGCCACAATGTGCGACTTTCCTGATCCGGTTGGCAGCACCAGGCAAGGGTTGCCAGCGTTGCCAGCCTCAAACCAGGCATAGAGCTGGTCAATGGTGCGCTGTTGGTAGTCACGCAGCATTTTTAACCTTTAATCTGCACACCCCGACAGGACAACTTGGTGCAATCTTTGACTGACAAACAGCCAACTTCTCGCAGATTGGTTTTTTTGGTGCAGGTTTTATCCAAACAGATTTGAAATTGTTCATCCCACAATCCTTCCGCCAAAGTCCTTGCGCATCTTGGCAATCAGTGGATCACCACTGCCACAAGCCTCGGCATTGGCCAGCAACTCTTTGGAGCCGTAGACACCCTCGTTCTCAGGATCACCATTGGCCAGATTCACGCCATTGATCTCATACACAGCCGTGAACTCGTCAGGCCCATCCTTGCGCTGCCAAGGCACCAGATCAGGGTGCAGGACATGACCCTCACAGCCAGTGCGCTGAGAAACCAAAGGTATCTCAGCATCCCACTTGGCGCAGTGCCAAGTCGAGTCAGGCATTGCTGTGGCCAAAGCACAGGTGCGGCAGTTCACATGCTTGGTGGTTTTGCTCTGGTGGCAAAACTCATGCGCATCACAGAACTTGCACTGATACCAGCTCGCATCTGAGCTGATCGGCTCAGGCATGCGATCGGTCAAAGCAATGCGCTGGCCTCGAGCAATGGCCTTGCCTGCCACATCCTTGTCGAACTTCACGCGCTCAGTGTGGATGCGGTCATCATCTTTGCAGACCGTCAAGTACAGCGCACGATCGATTCCAGTGCCTGCCATGTAGACCTGCATCTGCACAAAGTGCTCAGGCTTGGACTTCTCCACGCCATTCTTCTCTAGATCGTCAAACGCCTTTTTTGATGCGGTCTTGAACTCGGCAATGTGCTTGGCTTTGGGCGCTTCTGGCACACCCTTGTCGATGATGGCATCAATCGAGCCAGACACATGGCTGCCAAAGTCCACCCGATGCTGGGCAGAGACCTTGCGCACATCGATGCCAATGGCACGCAGGTCGCTGATGATGTTGGCCTCCTCCTGGTGGCCGCGGCGAAACAGGCGCAGGATTCGGCCAGGGAAGGTCGGATGCACAGCCCAGCGAAACGACAGCCACAGCCACCGATCACACACATGGCCCAGCGTGCTGGCCCCAAGGTGTGCGCGTGGCACCTCGGACTGCTCTTCGTGATGCTTGTCGATCAATGACTGGATGCTATTATCTGGTTCGGGAATCTTCATGTGGTTCTCCTTTTGTTGTTGCCAACTTTTGCCCCCACTCACAAGGTGGGGGCTTTCTTTCTTGTTTACTTCTTGGCCCAAGGCGGTGCAGCCTTGGCAGGCGCTGCTGGAGCTGGCGCAGAGGCCTTTGCAGGGATTACAGCGGCAGCAGGTGCTGCACTGCCAGACAAGGACTTGAAGCCCTTAACCTCGTTGCTGGCACCATACTGCTCGTCCTGCTTGACCTCTAACTTGATGCCGATCTGACCACCGATCAACTGGTCGGTGTCGGTCACCTTGGCCAGGCCAATGGCACGCATGATGTCACCCAGTTGCTGGCGACCGATCTCCTCGGCCTTGGGGTTGGCATTCTTGATATTCAAGTTGCCAAACACAACGCGACCCTGGTGGGTGGGGCCAGTGATGTCATAACGCAGTTTGATGTACTGGCCATTGCCAGCCTTGGTGTCCTTCAGCTCAGACTGAGAAATAGTGGCGGTGTACCAGCCAGCAGGCAAAGGCTCAAAGTTGCCATTGCCCTGGGGCAGTTCGTTGACGTTGAATTCTTCGTTTAAAAAAGCCATGATTTACTCCTTGGGGATGATTTTGAAAGATGGGCGGCCAGGCTTGGCCGTGATTGCAGCCGCAAGCGGCTTGGTGATGGACTCGTCTGCTGCCTTCCAGATCGCCATGTTGATCTCAGGCTTCCAGCGAAACAACTTGGCCAAGTGATCGGTCAGACCAAACTCAGCGGCCAGCTCCTGCACCTTGTCACCGTCGACCTTGCGGTCGATGCGGCCTGAGATTTTGACCACAAAGCCTTGCGGCTCGGCGGTCTCGGTGCTTTCGAAGTTTTCAGGAATGGCCAGCAATTTAACCATCTGATCTTCAATCTTGCGGCGCTCGGTCGTGGCCTTTTCTTCGTCGCTTTTGTAGCGCAGCCAATCTGCGCTCAGGGTTTGCAAGTCGCTCATGCTTTGCCACCGATCTTGGTAATGATCGCACCCAGATCAGGCGCTTCCCAAGCCTCCAGCTTGCCCGAGCGATCCTTGGCCAACCACAGACCATCCGAGTCGCACATCAAAGCACGCTGGGTCACGCCTTCGGCATCACGCTCGACACGCAGCGCCAGCACTTCATCAAAGAAGTAAGGCAGCCCCTGCGTCAAGCTCTTTCCAGGCATGCCTGGGTTGTAGAGCATCTTGCCCATTTCGTCGGTTGACTTCTCCAGCTTAGCCGACATGAACACATGCTTGCCAGGCAGATCGCGGAAGGCGCGAATCAGCTCTTGCATGGTGCTGTTCATCTCACCATAGGCAGCGCGGCCATCCTTTGACTTCTTCATCTCGTGGTGCAAGACCACCTCGGCCACCTCGCTGATCGAGTCCAGCGCAACCGATTCAAATCCAGCGGCCTCCTTGCTGTCGCGGCACCAACTAAATGCCTCGCGCAAGTCATCCATGCTGGCAATCTCGATGTAGGGCAGATCAGCGTCCTGAATGGACAGCAAACCACCCTCGGCTGAAAGCACGATCACGTTCGGCAAGGTCTTGACCAGGGTGGTCTTACCTGCACCGGCTTGGCCGTACACCAGCAGCTTCACTCCATTGGCTGTCAGGCCTCCGGTCGACTTCAAATTGATAGCCATTTGGCTCTCCTTTTTTTGCACCTCCGTCTGGGGATCAGTTCGAGGCGTGCTTGCATCATAAACCAGAAATAGGGTATAGTGCAAGCACTTCCGCAAATATTTTTTTTAAGGTGCAAATTATGATGACTGTTGAGCAAATCAAAAAACGGCTGGAAGATGCCAATCTCAAAAGGGTTGCAGAGAATGCCGGTGTGCATCCAGCCACGGTTTACAGGTTCATGCAGGAAGAATCCAAGCCCTTGTATGACACGGTCAAAGCCCTGAGCGACTATCTCACCAGGCAGGAGGCCACAATCAATGGCTGACCTCTCCAAAGTGCTCGGTGGGCCTTGGGCACCGCCACCAGAAAAGCGGGTCGCACCGCCAGAGGCCCAGCTCATTGACGCAATGCGTGCAGCAGGCCTGGAGCCACCAGATGAAATCATGATGGATGGCAAGATTCACAGGTTCCGGTCAGGCACCAAAGGCGCACCTGGCCACGGTGACAAGCCAGGCTGGTATCTGATATTCGGGGACGGCATCCCAGCCGGTCGATTTGGATGTTGGCGTGCAGGCATGGAAGTGACATGGCGTGCAGACGTAGGACGCAAGCTCACCCAGACTGAGGAAATGTCCAATGCCAAGCGACTGGCCGAGGCCAAAGCCCTGCGAGATGCAGCCATCGAGCGCCAGCACCAAGTGGCCAGCGACACGGTCGAGAAAATCTGGACAGGCGCACAGGCAGCACTGCCAGATCACCCATATCTGGCCAAGAAAGGCATCCAAACGCATGGTGCAAGGGCAACTGGTGACGGTCGGCTGGTGTTGCCACTCTACGATGCAGACGGAACACTCAGCACCCTGCAATATATCGACCACGAAGGCGGCAAGCTCTACCACCCAGGCGGTCAAACAGGCGGCAAGTTCTGGATGGTAGGCTCACTGGATGAGCCTGGCACCCTGTTCGTGGCCGAAGGATTCGCAACGGCAGCCACCATTCATGAGACCACCGACAGACCGGTCGTGGTGGCCTACAGCGCCAGCAATCTGGTGCCGGTCACTGGCACACTCAGGGAAATGTATGGCGCAACTCAAGACATCGTGATCGTCGCAGACCACGACCAAAGCGGTGTCGGCCAACGATACGCAGAGCAGGCCAGCGCCAAATATGGCGCACGCATGGTTATGCCTCCGGTACTCGGTGATGCCAACGATTATGCACAGGCTGGTCACGACCTCGCAGGCCTCCTGATGCCAGTCAAAGACGATTGGCTCATCCCAGCCGACGACTTCTGCGCACAGCCCAGCCCCATCAGCTGGCTCGTCAAGCGCTGGATTCAATCCCAAGCCTTGGTGATGGTTCACGGCCCAAGCGGTGGCGGCAAGACATTCGTGGTGCTCGACTGGTGCCTGCGCATGGCCAGCGGCATCGAGGACTGGGCAGGCCACAAGGTGCGCCAAGGCAATGTGGTGTATCTGGCAGGCGAAGGCCACCACGGTCTGCGCGGCAGGGTTGCTGCATGGAAGCACCACCACAAAGCAGGCAAGCTGGCCATGTGGCTCTCAAAAGATGGCTGCGACCTGAACACCCCGACCGGCTACCTCAAAGTTGTTGAGCAGGTCAGAATGCTCAAAGACCGGCCAAGCGTGGTCGTGGTCGACACCCTGCACCGATTCCTCCAAGGCGATGAAAACAGCGCACAAGATGCCAAGACCATGCTGGATGCATGCAACGCGCTCATGATGGAATTCAACTGCTCGGTGATCTTGGTGCACCACACAGGCGTGTCAGACGAAGCCCAGCACAGGGCGCGAGGCTCAAGCGCATGGCGAGGTGCCCTGGACATTGAGATCAGCATCGTGCCAGGCAAGGAAGGCGTGCCAATGCAGATCGTGCAGCGCAAGTCCAAAGACGCAGAACTGGCCGATATCATTCACGTTGAGCTGCAACAAGTGGCCATCCCTGGCTGGCGCGATGAAGACAACCAGCAAGTCACCAGCGCTGTGATCATCCAAGCTCAAGCCCCAATCGTGGCCAAAAAAGACAGCAAGATTGACAGCCACCGCAAGACCTTTGAGAACGCTTGGTGGTCGTCTGGTGCCGAAGAACGTAATGGTTTACCCTATCTAAGCAGGTCGGCCATGATGGACTATTTGGTTCAAAAACTGGCCATCACCGAGACCTCAGCCAAGCAATACATCAAGGCCAGTGTGCCAGGAAAGCCCATTGCAGACCTCTTGACAGCCCAAATAATCGAGGCCTTTGAGCATGGATGGGCAGTGGTCGACGAGGTTCAATCCAGCTCAATGCTCATCCGGAAATCATCAACATGACCAAAGTTATCCACAACTTATCCACAATCAGAATTCCGGTAACTGGTAACTGTACCGTAAAAAAACGTAATTGTTACCAGGGGCAAAACAGGGGTTTTCGGTAACTTTCGGTAACCCCCATCTTTAGATGGGGTTACCTGTTACCGACCCATGCAGCCAAAGTTGATACCAAAACCAACTCAAACCATCTGAAAAGTTATCCACAGGCAGATAAAGAAAATGACCAACCAACGAGAAACACCAGAATTTGCAAGCTGGGAACATGACACACTGGCCAAGTTCGCCAGAGACTGCTACACCAGGCTCCAAGATGAGCAGGCCGCAAATGAGCAGCTTAGGAACGATCTCAAAGATGCCATGAAGCTGGCGCGAATTGAAAACATGAAGGACAATGCAGCATGACCACAAAATCACACAATCCCGCAGACAAAGTCGAGCGATGGAAAATTGAGAAGCTGGTGCCTTATGCACGCAACGCCAGAACGCACAGCGATGAGCAGGTCGGCCAGATCGCTGCCAGCATAAAAGAGTGGGGTTGGACAACACCAATCTTGGTGGATGAGGATGGCTGCATCATTGCCGGTCACGGAAGAACATTGGCCGCACAGCGCCTGCAAATGACCGAGGTTCCTGTCATGGTGGCTAAAGGCTGGAGCGATGCCAAGAAAAGAGCCTACGTGCTGGCCGACAATAAACTGGCCATGAATGCAGGCTGGGACAATGAAATGCTGGCGCTTGAGCTTGGCGAGATCGGTGATCTTGGCTTTGACCTCGACCTGACTGGATTCACAGCCGATGAGATCGCAGCTCTGACACCGGTGGAACTTGAGCCTGGTCTGACAGATGAGGATGCTATGCCAGAGGTTCCAGTCAATCCTGTGACAGTATTTGGTGATGTTTGGATTCTTGGAAAACATCGATTGATGTGTGGTGATTGCAAATCATTTTCTGATATAGAAAAATTATTAAATGGACAGAAAATAAATTTAGTTGTCACTTCTCCACCTTATGCGTCTCAAAGAACATACGATGAAGGATCAGGCTTTAAACCAATACATCCAGATGAATTTGTCAATTGGTATCAAGATGTCGCATCAAATATCATGGCAAATTTGGCCAATGATGGATCATATTTTTGCAACATTAAACCAAATGCAGAAGGATTAAAAAGAGAACTTTATGTTTTTGACCTGGTGCTAGCTCACGCAAGAGATTGGGGATGGAACTTTGCAGATGAATTTTGTTGGGAACGATCTGGCATTCCTCAACAGGTGGCAAGAAGATTCAAAAATCAATTTGAACCAATCTATCACTTCACAAAAGGAGAGTGGAAATTTAGACCAGATGCTGTAAAACATGAATCAAAATCTGTCCCAAAAGCCAAAGGAAAAGGAGCTGGCAATACAAATGCAGCAATGAGACAAGGCCATGTTTCAGCAGTTGATGGAAATGATATTGCAGCAGGAATGGCTTATCCAGGCAACAGATTGCCAACTTTTCAATCCGAAGCTTTAGGACATCCGGCAGCTTATCCAGTTGGATTGCCAGATTTCTTCGTCAAGGCTTATACAGATTCAGGAGATATTGTTTTTGATCCATTTATGGGAAGTGGTTCTACTTTAATGGCGGCTGAAAAAAATGGTCGCATTGCTTGTGGAACAGAACTTAGTCCGACTTACGTTGATCTGATCATCAAGCGCTGGCAGGACTTCACAGGCAAAATCGCAGTTCACGCAGAAACCGGAAAACCTTTCGCGGAGGTAAAAAATGGCCACTAAAAAACCAAAACTTGATGAAAAATCGGTCGTAAAAAAGCATGGAGGTGCTCGACCAGGCACTGGCGGTGCAATGCCAGGCGCTGGCCGACCAGCCTTTGATCCAACCGATGCCGAACGAAAACAGGTGGAAGCCCTGTCAGGCTACGGCCTGCCGATCGAGCAGATCGCAGTGCTGGTGCGCGAAGGAATCGACACCGACACCTTGCGAAAGCACTTCGCAACCGAGCTGGTGTCCGGAAAAGCCAAGGCCAATGGACAGGTAGGGAAAACCCTATTCCAGAAGGTCATGGCAGGCGACACGACCGCGGCCATCTGGTGGAGCAAGACGCAAATGCGCTGGGCAGAAACCCAGAAGCATGAGCTGACTGGTGCAGACGGTGCACCGCTGGAATTCACAAAGATCGAGCGAGTGATCGTCAAGAATGGGTAAGGTTCTGCAAATACAAACCCCTGAATGGGCATTGCCCTTGCTGGAAGGCAGCCGCTACAAAGGCGCACACGGTGGCCGTGGATCGGGAAAATCCCACGCCTTTGCCGAGATGATGATCGAGGCCCACATCATGGATCAGAAGCGGCGCAGCGTCTGCGTGCGTGAAATCCAGAAGTCACTCAACCAGTCAGTCAAGCGCCTGCTGGAGACCAAGATTCAGGACATGAACGCTGGCGCTTACTTCGAGGTGCAGGATGTGGTCATCAAGTCCAAGAAGGCCGATGGCGCGATCATCTTCCAAGGCATGCAGAACCACACAGCCGACTCGATCAAGTCGCTGGAAGGTTACGACTGCGCCTGGGTTGAGGAAGCCCAAAGCCTGAGCCAGACCAGCCTCGACCTGCTGCGGCCAACCATCCGCAAGCCAGAGTCCGAACTGTGGTTCACGTGGAACCCGCGCCAGCAAAACGACCCTGTCGACTTCCTACTGCGCGGCCCGACACCGCCAAAAGATGCGACCGTCCTCAAAGTCAACTTCACCGACAACCCTTGGTTTCCATCCGTCCTGCGCGATGAAATGGAGTATGACAAAAGGCGCGACCCAGACAAGTACCAGCATGTCTGGATGGGCAGCTACCTCACCAACAGCAACACCCGAGTGTTCAAGAACTGGCGCGTCGAGGACTTTGAGGCACCGCCAGACGCAATCCACAGGCTCGGTGCAGACTGGGGCTTTGCGGTCGACCCGACCACACTGGTGCGCTGCCACATCATTGGCCGCACGCTCTACATCGACCACGAGGCCTACATGGTCGGCTGCGAAATCGTGAACACTCCCGAGCTGTTCATGCAGGTGCCCGAGGCCGAAAAGTGGCCAATCGTGGCCGACTCAGCCAGGCCGGAGACCATCAGCCACATGAAGCGCAATGGCTTCCCCAAGATCATGACTGCAGTCAAAGGCCCGAAGTCGGTCGAGGAAGGCATCGAGTTCCTGAAGAACTACGACATCGTGGTGCACCCGCGGTGCATCCACACAATCGACGAGCTGACGCTGTACAGTTACAAGCAAGACCCACTGACTGGCAAAATCTTGCCGGTGCTGGAAGACAAGAAAAACCACGTGATCGATGCCCTGCGTTACGCTTGCGAAGGCGTGAGACGCTCGGCTGTTGCAAAGCCTGCAATCTTCACTCCATTGCCAAACGTGAAGAAATGGTGAGAAAATCACACAAAATGAGGATTTAACATGGCCCGACTCACAAACGATCAACGCCTTGCGAACCTGCACGACGAAGCCCTCGCGCAATTCGATGATGTGCAAAGCGCACTGCGCGACGAGCGCCTGCAATGCCTCCAAGACCGGCGCTTTTACTCGCTGGCAGGCAGCCAGTGGGAAGGCCCACTCTGGGATCAGTACGAGAACAAACCCAAGTTCGAGGTCAACAAGATCATGCTGGCCGTGATCCGAGTGGTCAACGAGTACCGAAACAACCGCATCACGGTGGACTTCGTCTCCAAAGATGGCGTGGAGAATGACAAGCTGGCCGAGGTCTGCGATGGCCTGTACCGATCAGACGAGCAGGCATCCGTGGCCGATGAAGCCTACGACAACGCCTTTGAAGAAGCTGTCGGTGGTGGCATCGGTGCCTGGCGCTTGCGCACAGTCTACGAAAACGAAGAAGACCCAGAGGACGACCGCCAGCGCATCCGCATCGAGCCAATCTTTGACGCTGACAGCTCGGTGTTCTTCGACTTGCAGGCCAAGCGCCAAGACAAGGCCGATGCCAGATTCTGCTTTGTCGTCACATCGATGACGCAGCAGGCCTACAAAGACACATGGGGTGATGACCCAGCAAGCTGGCCAAAGATCATCCATCAATACGAGTTCGACTGGTGCACTCCCGATGTGGTCTATGTGGCCGAGTACTTCAAGGTCGAGGAAAAGACCGAGACCATCCGCATCTTCCAGACCATCACAGGCGAGGAA